AAAACTAGTCACCCTTACAAACCTAGCAACTTTATGATAATTGCAAACATTACTTTTTATTTATGTCTTACACAACCGATATTAAGTCTTAGTAGTTATCCACTAATTTACTCTTGCTAGAAGTAACTTAACATCGGGCTTATTAGTTCGGGTATTTAAACCATCTATATTATCAATAGCTACCTCACTAGACTCTTGACTATTCAGTACAGCATAGTAATTAAATTACTATGTTTCCCGGCAATAGTTATTGTAATCTTGGTTATCCCAAGCAATTCTAGTTACCTACTATCAGTTCTAATATAGAGAACTAACGTTATAAAACTAATTTACTCTTATGAGTAGGTTGTTATCCTAACGTGATCACTGTTAATAATAATGATGATTAATTAACCATACTTTTATTATCAACTCACACTACTGCACTTTAAACAGTTGTCAAGTATTACAATAATCCTGCTTTTCCGTAGAATGAGAATTATTTAATTTTCATGGTTCAGTGTGTGAGGTCGTTTCCTCCACTTCTTCAATATACACTGACTACTACATACTCTACTACATAGTTTTGAAGGCTAGAACCCTTACACAGTAAGGGTTTCAGAGGTTGAGGAATGTGGGATTTTGGGTGAAACAAATACATAAATCATACATTACACAACTAACTCAAAACTACATACCAACTATATATACCATTACCCCCACTAATACAATGTAGAATTAAGGTAATAATAAAACTCATAATTACGTCATGGCAAATGAACTATTCCCCTGGGACATCATTGAAAGAGAGTTCGTACAAGGTAGAGATGAGAGAGATGCAGGTACTGGACTTAAACGTAAGACATTTCCAACTCATGAACAACTATGTCAACAATATGGTTGCAAACTAGAAACAATAAGAAATAGAAGTCAAAGTGGCAAATGGTTATTACAACGTACTCAATTCAAACGTAAACTACGCATCAAGAATACCGAAATTAATCTAGATGACTTGATGGGAGAAAGCGGTAAGTTCGATGCACAACATCTAAGAATACTAGAGAAGACTAATCAACTAATGGAAGAGTTTCTAGAACCATACGTAACAGGAGGTTATGATGATTTACCACCACTTAAACCAAGAGATCTCAAAGATATAATAGGAGCAATTAAAGATAGCGTAACTACAGTGAGAAGTATTCTAGGTGAGCCTAACACGGCATCACTATTAGATGAGATTAAAGAAGCAACATTAACTGAGCGTAAGAATAAGGAAGTAAGTAAAACTAGACTTGCTCACTTAAACAAACTACTAACTGATAGTGATAAAGTTAAAGAAGAATTAGAGTTACGACGTGCTGAGATACGTAAGCAACTTGATAACAACAATACTAAATAACAACATGATCTATTTAATGTCAGATATAGCGGAGTTCAAACAAAGTAAAGCTAAGAACAACAATCTCAAACGTAACTTAATGATAGGAGCAGGATTACTTGGAGGTGTTGCATTAACAACTATAGGTGTTCGTAGTTATTTAAGGAATGGTAAATTAGTTAGACAAAGTACACGTAAAGTTAACAAAGTAAATAATGTCATTGATCCAATGAAGTTAACTACACCTAAAGAAATAATAGATAATCATCAATCAGTAGTTAGATTAGTTCTTCCACACAGAACAGCTATAAATTTTAAAGATGGTCAAATTTTAAATTATGAAGATTTAAATAATTTAATTGATGACACGTCATATTGGAAGTTAGATGTTAAAAATACACCAACACCAAATGATTTAAATCTAAATAATGAAACTAGATTAAATCCTGATAGTTTATCTGAACGTTATATTGAAATAGCATATACTGGAAAACCACATAATGGTAAAACACGTTATTCTCTTAGAAATAATATGACAGATAAAGATAAAGGTGTAATACTAGTTAACAAAAATATGAAAGATTTAAGTGGATTAATAAATTTCAACAGAGTTTGAAACAAAAGTAATGCTATCTCGTAAGAAAAAAAGGGTAGGACAACGAAGCAATCTAATCAAGGCGCGACCTAACCTAAGTATAAAATTATACTAAGTACAAGAGCGGCACAATATAAGCTACCTAACATATTAACTAGGTAGCTTTTTGTTTAACAGTCTTCTTCAGTTAATGACTCGATTATCTCATCTAACGTTGATAAGTATTCATCAACTATCTCTTGTACATCTTCAATAACTTCATCATAAGTTGGCGGATCTATAATAACCATATTTAGGTTTCCCTATTTTAAGTTGTTTAATTAAATCATCATCAATAGATGAACCAAATACAATAGGTTTATTAACTGTATTAACTTTACTAATTAACTCATCTAATGTAATACGTTCATTAACTGGTGCTGTTCCTACCATATATCTAACGTTACTTAACTTAAGTAACTGTTCTAACTCAACTATACGTTGTTTAAGTCGTTCTATCTCTTTATCTTTAACATCAACAACTGTAGTTGAATCAACTACATCATTCATATAATTAACAAATTCATTTAAATTAACTGTAGTATAAGTATCTACAATTGCGTTATTCAAATAAGTGGTTGCTTTAATATATGGTGTAAATGCAATTAACTGAAGGTATTCTACTACAACCTTTAAGTTAAGTGATGTATAAACTGCTGTAAACTTATCACCCTTAATAGTTATCTCATTAAACTTAATGTGAGATAAAGCTTTAAGTAATTGTTGCATTGTAACTTTGTTACTAATCATTGTTATCCTTGTAGTATTAACTTAATTAATAGTAACACACTATTTTTTCTTACTCATACGTTTTCTTAATTCATTAGCTCCAAGTAATGCACTACCTACTCCGAATCCTATTAATGCACCTTTACCAATAGATACATTTCTAATCTTATTAAGTTTGTTATTATATCTAACTTCTTTAAACTTTCTTTTAAGTTTATTATCTAAAAACTTATATTTATTAGCTGTTGTTTCAATATCTTTCACATCTTGTCTAACCGCTTGTCTAAATTCTTTACTTTTAAGCATTTTAATTGCTTTTTCATATTTTTCAGGATACTTATCCTTAATTCCTGGCATTTCAGTATTTATTCTTGCAATTACATTTTTATAAGCATTACCTTGACGTGCATTAACTTTACTATCTTTACCTCCAACGTATCCACCTAATGCAGTTGTTCCACCAAGTAATGCACTATTAACTAACAAACCTCTAGATTTTCTTTTAGTTTTATCCTTAGATCCTAATTTACGCGCCATAATTAAAACATATTAACTTACACATACATTATATGACTTCCCGCGAACAATTAGAAAAAGAACTAGCTAACATAGAGAACAAGTTATATGAACTAGCGATACTAGATAATAAGGATGAACAGTATGAATTAGAATCACTACTAGAAGAACAAAGTTACGTTCAAGCATATCAATCTAGTTACAGTTTCCTAGCTCATAGTTGGCAGACATTTAATGGTGAAGTATTCCTACCAGCTAAACATCTACACGCAATAGCCGAACATCTAGATGCAACATTAACTGGTGAAATAAAACGACTTATAATTAACGTACCACCTAGAACTGCTAAGTCAGCATTAGTAACTAAAGCATTTCCAGCCTATTGTTGGATAAGGCAGCCTCATCTTAAATTCGCCAACGTTAGTTATGGTTATGGATTAGCAGAAGAAGGTAGTGTACATAGTCGTCAGATAATGCAATCTGATTGGTATAAGCGAGGTATGGCTACAGTATGGCGCGATATGGGTGCTACACCATGGGAGTTCAGACGCGATAAGAATATGAAGAATGACTATGAGAATAATGCTAATGGTCGTAGATTCGCCACATCATGTCCTGAAGGTATCTTCACTGGTATTGGTGCAGACACAATTATAATTGACGACCCTGTTAAAGCTAACGCTGCATATAGTAAGAATACACTTGATAAAGTTAATCAATGGGTCAGCAATACTCTGATGTCGCGTTTAAACAACCAATCAGAAGGTGTTATCATCTTGGTTCAACAAAGGGTTAGTGAAATGGATATGACTGGTTTTTTCTTACAACAAGAAGGAGTTTGGGAACATCTATGTCTCCCAATGGAATATGAAGACACTCAGAGATACTGGACTCGCATTGGTTGGACTGATTGGCGCACTAATCAGAATGAATTACTTGAACCAATTCGATTTCCGCGAGATGTGGTTGAGAGGCTCAAGAAGGACGAGGAATGGAGCTATGCTAGTCAATATCAACAACAACCAGTTCCGCTCGGTGGTGGACTTATTAGGCGTGAATGGTGGCAGAATTGGTACATACTTCCAACTCAGTTTGATGCAACTTGCATGGCATTCGATTTATCTATGAACGATAAGGAAACTAGCGATAATACGTCACTTATAGTTATGGGACGTAAGGATAACAAGTTCTACATTATTGACTTAGTGTATGGCAAAATGGATATACTTAAACAAGTAGAATCCATAATTGAGTTGTGTAATAAGTATCCGATGATAAGAACTAGGTTAATTGAACAACGTGCAAATGGAGATGCTGTAATTGCACTACTTAAACGCACCATAACTGGACTTATACCACTCATAACTAAAGGTGATAAAGAACAACGTATCCTTAGTTGTGTGCCAGAAATTAATGCAGGTAACGTATTAGTTCCAGATGAGAATGTACATAGTTGGATTAAACCACTATTACTAGAAGCTACTATGTTTCCACGTGGTAAGAATGATGATGCTATTGATAGTATGCAGATGGCACTTAATCATCTAGTTACGTCAAACATCGTTACTTATATGCCACTTCAAGTTATTACAGATAGTCCAGGTAATACAACTCGTGCTGAAATAAGAGAACATATAATGGATAGTAGTTATGGTGTTACAGTTAATGTGACTCGTAACTATATTAAAGGTTTATTTGAATAACACTATGACTATTAATCAGATATTAAAGAAAGCATATACAGATCAATCTCATATAACTCTGTTTATAGACAACATCGAATATCAGTTTGATAATGCAATAGTAACTAGATTAACTAGAACTGAGATAACATTCATGAGTCCGGCGTATCATCCTGATGGAACTTGTCTAATTGAATATACATTTGATAGAACATTAGTTATTGGAGTTGGTCGTATCGTAGCTAGATTAAATGTAGATAGTAAGTTACCACCAGATGCGTTCATGTTATAATAACGTTAGTGACCAAAAAAATAAGCACCCTCTTAATTGAAGGTGCTTTTTCTTTATGTTGCAGTAGTTAAATAACTTCGTCTATTAACCCTGTTTATCGTAACGTGCTTTACTCTTGTATTCTTTAGCTGGTCTGAAGCTAACCTTCTTATGAGCTTCAACTAACTTAGGTTCTTTAGTAAAGATAGTGCTAACTGTACGTTCCTTAACTTCAGTTGTGCTAAATGTACCAAATCCCTTAATGCTAACTGACTCAGTTAATGATGCTGCTTTAATTGCTTCAATCATAGCCATGAAAGCTACTTGTAACTTGTACTTAGGAATAGTGTCAGTGAACTTATCGTAAACTGCTCTAGAACCAACTTCTACTAAATGTTCAACGTTCATTGTAGTTATGTGTATGTAATTAACTAATAACTAAGATAACATAGATCTATGAGAAATGACAACTACTTGCATTAATTAAGTTAAGTTAGTATGATATAGTGGATGAGTAAGTTAATTAAGTAGTGTATTATGACTAAAACATTAGCAACTAAGATGGTTAACTTTAAAGTAACTGAGGAACAATATCAACAGTTAGTTAAGTTGGCTGAACTAGAGAAGAGATCAATTAGTAACTACATTAAACTAAAACTTGAATTATTGTAGTATGATGTAGAGGTAAGAAAAAATAAGGATAAGTAATATGAGCGATGTCTATTTAGATGAATATATTTACGCTACAGCACTTGCTAAAGAGCATGGTAAAGAGGTTAAACATTGGTTAGAAAACGCAGGAACTAAAAAAGCTATTAAAGCAGTCGAGTCTGAAATTTTAAAACAATGTGTAATTAAACGTCAAGGTGGTAACTTTACTAAACAAGGAACATGGATTCATAACAAATTATTACCGTACTTTCAACAATGGTTAAATGTACATAGTATTAGATATGAGTTTAAAAGAGACGAAACTGAATTTAAATTATTATTAGAATCTACATTTAAAGACCTATTAGTGTTTGAATATCAAAAGAAAGTAGATAATTATTATTTAGATTTTTATAATGAAAAATATAATCTAGTTATTGAATACGACGAAACACATCATAACAACGTAGATATTAAAGATAACGATATTAAACGTGAACAGTATTTAATTGCTAAATTGAACTGTACTATTATTAGAGTTAAACAAGGTGAAGAATTTCAAGGTATTAATCAAATTATTAAATTTATGATGGAGAACAAAATTAATGAGTAATATAGTTAAAGCCTTTGATTTTAATAACGAATCAATTTATCGCCGCACTTCAGATAACTATTGGAATGCAACTGCAATGTGCAAAGCAGGTGGTAAAAGAATAGATCACTTTTTCGAGAACAAATGGTCAAAGTCTTATATAGAACAGGTTTCCACGATCACCGGAATTAAGGGTAACGAACTTGTTCAAACAATTAAAGGTGGTAATCCTTATGAACAAGGAACTTGGGTACATGAAATAGTTGCAATACGAATAGCCCAATGGTTATCACCTGAATTTGCTGCTAAAGTTGACTTAACTCTATATCAACTAAAACAGCAGTATCAACAGTCACATCAATTACTACTAGAACAAGAGTCCGCCAATGTACGCGGGATTCCAATTGCGCCACGTAATGAAGTTGATTTAGCATTCCGCATTAAGAACTGGATTGATTTATGTACTGATGGTGGTAGATTCTACATTGAACATCCACTAATCAATACTATTAATGCAACAACTAAAACTAGAAGAGTTGACTTCGTTAAATCTAATGGACGTAATGTTATAGTATATGAGTTAAAGTTAAATAAGATAACTACAAGTGACATAGCTAAGACTATAGGAGATAAAGGTTATTATCAGTTATGTGCTGATAAGTTCAACCGTCCTATTAAGTTTATATTTCTATCACCATTAGGAATAACTAATGAAGCACAGTTACTACTAGATAGGATGAATGATGTGAGTTTCCTAACTACACAACAACTATGTCAGGAGTATTATGTTAAAGGTAAGAAAAATAAGTGGCGCAGTTCTGAATGGTATTTAGATGTGCAAGTTAAAGATGATAAGTTCTCACATCTATTCACAGATGAGTTTATTAATGATGTTACAGTTAAGTTAACTAAGGTAAAGTAGAGTTATGAAACACACAGTATTAATAAGTTGTTTAAGTGGTGTTATTTATGAACAACTTAAACCAGATACATCTAACTACATTACTTATAACTACGATAACGAATCTAAGTTATGGACAATTAAATTAACTTGGTATGTAGGTAATAAGTTAATGGGTTATAGATTAGCTATAACTGACTTTGATTTAGATACGATATATCAGAACTTAATTATTGAGAAGTATACAACTGAAGTTATCGCCGCATATAATAAGTCATTCGCTACGCCAACATGAATAACATTGAATTTATTAACTACGTTAACACTAACTTTGTAGACACATATAAAGCTCATCTACAACAGTATGTTCCTTATCCTCATATAATGTTTAAAAGTATTGAACATAACGTGTTTACTAACATCCCAGTATATCCAGATCAAGTTATATCTGAGCAAGCTAAAGATGAGATATTAAACTCTGTTAATAATTACTTCAGTAACTTAATTACAACTAACTAAGGATAACTAAATTAAGTTAAACTACATATAACACTAGAAGCCGCCACTAATCGCGGCTTATTTATTATGAACATCAACAAGTACATTAAAGAACAAGATGAGTTAGTTACTGCATTTACAGATGGATTAACTAATAGTATAGGTAACTCATTATCGCGTAAACAAGATAACTTAAGTCTCATTATCAGTAATCAATTAAATAAGTTATGGAATGATAGTTGGAATCTCGGACGTACTCATGCAATAGATGAAACGCCGCCATCCCTTTTTTCTTACTCTGATAGCATTGCGGAATTTGCATCACCACTTGAGAAATTAAGAAATGAGATTGATGAAATTACTAAGGAAAAGGAAGGTTATCAATCTGAGTTAGATAGAATACGTCGTGATTATCAAGATAAAGAAGGTAATTATAGTGGTACTAAGATATTAAGATCAATTGATAAAGAAGGTACTTATAATGATGTAGATAAAGTTAGAGCTATTCAAGTTATACGTAATCGTGAAGATGAGTTAAATGCACTTATCGCAGCTAAGGATAACTTAATTAAAGATAAACAAGATAAGTTTTTTGAATTAACTGATCCTGCTAACATAGCTAAGTTAAATGAGTTATCTAAAGATACTAAAGATGTTACACCTGAAGTATTACCTCGTGTTAATAAAGCTGAAGTTAATCAACAATTAAGTAAAGCAGTTAGAGATAGAGATGCTTGGCGTAAATCATTTGTAGATGAGAATGGTAATTTAAACTTAGCTAAGTATAGAAGAGTTAAAGGTTATGACACTTCTGATAGTGATGCTGATGTATTAAAACAAATGAAGAGAGAAGAACTTGATTTAATTAATGAAGTTAAACGACATAATCAAACACTTAATGATATTAATGATAGACCTAAATCAACTAAAGGTATATCAACTAGAGAACAACGTTTAATTGAACGTACCTTAAAGAAGCAACAGAAGTTACAAACAACTAAGTTAGATGCTAGTAAGATACCTGCTAATATTAGAGATTCAGTTCAAGCAATTGAACAACGTCGTCAAATTGAATCTACTAGAGGCGATGTACCATTACTTGAACAAACTGAGTTTGGTAAATCGTATTTAAATAGACGTATTAATACTATAGGTAATGATCTGAACAAACGATATAAAGCGACATTACAACAGATACTTGTTGGTGAAAAAGAAACTAAAACTACTGGTTATTTAGCAGATAATAGCCCTGATAAAGACGTTACTTATTATAAACGTATTAGTGCAATGTTAACTAGAGAAGATGCTAAACAAATGGAGCAATACAATAAACAACTTGAGTTAATTAAAACTCGATTAGATGATATCCCAACTAAATTAACTGCAACTAAAGATATGAATGTTTATGAGAGTGTAGCATTCCTTAAACAGAAGTATGATCCTGATGTTAAGTTAACTATCCCTGATAAGAAACTACTTAATGAGTTACCAGATAAAGCAGTTTATAAGATGCAGGATTTAAGAGCTTATCGTGACAAGTTACTTGAGAAAGTAAGAAAACTAAAGAATAATCAGGCTCGTACTAAACGTATTGCAATAACTGAAATGGGACACGCTTATAATCTTGGACGGCTTGATTACTACGTGAAACAAGGTATTAAGTTTGTTAAGTGGAACAATAGTATTGAACATAAACGTGCTATGATTCCCGGCGATTATAATACTAGATATCGTAAAATATACAATAAATTATCTGAGTTAATTAATAGATCACCACAACTTGAGTCATTTAAGATGGATGGTATTGTATGTCCAATATGTCAGGAACGCGCTATCTATGATTATGGTTATGGTAAAGGAATAATTAAGATAGATGACTTGTTAAGTAATAGTCAAAGTCAACCACTACTTCACGCAAATTGCTCGTGTTTTCTTACCAGTGTAGAGGAATCTGAAACTAAAGAACCATTTAATGTACCAATCTATGTATCATCATTACTTAATAACAATGTTGTTAAATGGGCTGCTGCTGGCATATTAGGAACTGCTGCTATGTATGCGGCATTTAAGAAGAGTAATGTAACTCCACTTAACATACCTGATATTATTAGAAGTAAACCAGCAGTAGTTACAACTAAAGCATTAAGTCAAGCATTACTAGATGATATTATTGATGTTCCATTAGTTCCATTACAAATACCTGAACGTGTACCAACTACAATTAACATTGATAGAGCAAATAAAGTATTAGAAAATGTAGTTAATTGGCGCACTAATACTATTGATGAGTCTATTACTAAAGCTATTGAAATAGATAATAGATATAAATTAGTTAATCCATTTATGACAGCAACTACTGAATCTTCAGTAGATGACATTACAACTAGAGTTAAACAATATAACTCTATAACTAAAGCTACTTTAACTAAAGATGATCTTAATCAATTTAAAGAAGATGTAGATAAAATTCAACATTACATTAATGAAATAGAAGATGCTAATACTAAGATTTATTCATCTATTCAATCAATGAAGTTAGCTAGAAAAGCAATTATAGATGAAGGGTTGAATAAGCTAAATGATGAATTAATTCCACCTGGATTTACTCCAGAACAAGTTATTATTAGTAATCCTATTATCCAACGATTAGATAATCAGATAATACAATCTGAGAATACATTAAGGAATGCAATTTCATTAAAGTTAGGTGAAACTAGTCATTATTCAACACTAAAAAGAATCAGAAATGATTTATTAGATAATGAGTTATTTAAGTTGGAGTACATTAAACGTAAACGTGGTGTTCTATTAAGATTACAAGATAAATTAATTGGTAAATTTGATAAAGTTAAAAAAGTTTTTGTTGGTGGACAAGTTAATCCTAGAGTATTAGAACGTGATTTAGAAGAGTTACAGAATACTATACTTTCTAATTACATGAATGTAAGTAATGAACAATTTGAATCATATGTTAGACAATTAGATAATATTGAGTTAGCAATAGATGGACAACTTGAGTTAATTAAGAATAAGTTAGGTTTGACTAGTTTAGATGCACGTAATTACACAGGTAATGATATGGCAGTATTAACTAGCGAGTTTATTAGTGATTATAAGAATGGTTTAATGCGAAGTAAACTTAGAGCTATGGGATTAAGAAATCTATTAATAGATGTAAAATAGATATGATACCTTAATCAATAAACTTATGTACTTAATGGTAGATTTTGCGCGAACTAAGAATGCTAAAGATAAGAAACAACGTAGACGTAAACTTAATAAAGGTAAGAAATAATATGTTTTTAATGTCAGATACAGTTAACTTCAAACGTACCAAAGTTAAATCATTTATTAGGAAAGGTAAAGTAGTCAGAAGTTACGATAGATCAATAGGAGATAGATTACGTGATATTACTATTGGTGCAACTGGAACTGCATTATTAGGTGGTGCATATCTATTAGGTAAACGTAATGGTGCAAGATCATTAGATGAAGTTAAGTCATTAATTAAGAACATTAAACCTGAAGTTCCAGTTAATGTACCAACTCCAATCGTTAATGTAACTAATACTCCAAGTGTAGTTAGAGAAGTTATCAATAACACAGTTAAAGAAGTATCTACTAAGTCAAGTAAAGTTAAAGAGGTTGTAGATAATGCAGTTAAAGATAACGTTATTAAAGTAGACATAACTAGAATACCATTACCTAAAAGAGTAGATAACTTAACTGAGTTTGCTATTAATAAAACTACTAGAGATGCTGCTAAAATGACTGATGCTAAATTAGAACAAAGTATTGGTTTAGTTAATAAACGACTTAAAAAGTATGCAGAAAGTAATAAACAATTGGTATATTTAGAACGTTTACAAACTAGTTTAAATCAATTAAAAACAGGTAAACATAACTATACAGATTCTTATTTACGTAAAGAGATAATTCTATATCGAGATAGTTTAGGTCTAACTAAAATAGAACCAGATAAATTAGTTATTGAATCTATCGTAGATAAAGAGTATGTAACTCGATTAAAGAAAATTAATAATAGAGATACTATGATTAAACAGATTTATCAAAATGAATTAACTAAACGTCGCAAATCTCCAGAAGTTATTGAAAGAGAATATGACATTGAAAGAACTGAAAGATTATTACAAGATTTTAGTAGTTCACGCAAACTAACATTATTTAATGACACTAAATCGCGCCATTCCTTTTTTCTTACAGATACAGATGTTCCTAAATTAAGTAAACTATTAAATAGATAATACAACTATGATTATTGCACAATTCAAAGACTCAGATAACTCCGATAAGAAGAAATCTCAAGTAGGTAAGAAAATAGGTGGAGTTGCACTATTAGGTGGATCAGCAGCTATAGGAACTCAATCTATTAGAAGTGGTTTACCTAGAGCATTAGGTGTACGTTTAGAACAACATGGTACTAGTCGTAAAGCTGCTGCAAATATTATTAAAGAGGGTTATTTAGATCCTGGTTATGGTGGAACTATGGAAGGTGTTACTTCTTCAATGAAGTTACCTAAAGAGTTCCTAGAACGTAGTAAAGGTTATACATTTCTAAGTGGTAAGAATCCAGATCATGTATTTTGGGATAAACGAAATGGATTAAGTTCTATAGGTGATGTAATAACTAGGAAAATACAGGTACTTGGTTATCGTGGTTCTAAAGCAGGTAAGTTAACTGAAAAAGATGTTGAACGTGGTTCTAAATTTATTGGTGCAAGAGTAAATAGTATATTGAAACCATTTAAGAAGCAATTAGATGGAATGACTCCTGAACAAATGTTAGCTGAGATGAAGAAACAATCAGTAATAAGTGCTGATGTTAAGGCATTATATGATAGTTATGTAGCAGATCCAGAGAAACTTAAACGTGACTTAAAATCAATGAGACGTGAAATTGAGAAGTTAGTTAAGAATACTCAAGATGTAGCTAAACGTGGATATAAAGATCCTAGTAGAATTAAATCAATTAGAAAAACTCAAGTTAAGTTTAATAAGTTATTTAATGATTATAAGGATGAATTTAAAGAATATCAAAAAGGTAAAAAAGATTTTAATACTTATGGTAGAGGTTTTGGTAAACGAAAAGGTAAAACAAATTATAATAGTTTACTTAATAATTTTTTAGAACAAAAAGTTGATAGTGGTGATAAGAAAGCTGCTAGATTATTGAAGTTGAAAGATGGATTACAAAATCAATTAAAAGCTCAAGAAGTTAGTAAGAATCTAGGTCTTAGTGCTGGTTGGACTCAGAAGTTATTACAATCTCCATTATTAGGTGCTGCTGGAGTTGGTAAAACTGTTTATCTACCAGGAACAGATGAATACTTCAATGATACAAATAGATTTAAATACGATATAGATGATCCATTTGGTAATCCACTTAAATATAAAGATTCATTCACATCAGAGAAAGGTGGATTTGGTGGTAATGCACTTAAAACTAAAGAGAAAGTTAGAGCATTTGGTAATAGATTTAGTGCAAGTAAATATCTATTAGAAAAAGAAGGTAATGGTAACTTAATTAAAGGTGCATCTAAATTAATGGGTGCTAATAAAGGAAGAGTATTAGCAGGACTTGGAATACTTGGAGTTGGTGGAACTGCTGCTGGATTACTTGGAGCTAAAGGTATTCAACTATTAAAAGGTAAAGATGATAAGAAGAAAGTAGTAGTACAACCTAAAGTTATAGCAGTAGTTAAGAAACCTAAACAAGAGATAAGTAAGAAAAATGAGATACTTAAAGCATTACCTAGTTCTGTATTAACTAACGCAGCAATGGGAGGTTATCTTGGTTTAGGTGTAGGAACTGCATTAGGTATTAAGAATGGATTAGTTAAAGGTGTAGCATTAGGAGCATTAGCTGGTGGAGCATCTGGAATACAAGCTGGTTTAAATAAATATAAAGATCGTAAAGAAACATTAGAAAACTATAAGTTACCAAGTCGTAAGATTAAAGTTAAAGCCTATGCTCGTAAAGGTAAACTAGTGCAAACATTTGAGAGACTTAATCCCTTCTATAATAAAGATAAACGTAAGTAAACTATTATGGTAAAACAATCTAAAGTTAAGTCTTATGTTCGCAAAGGTAAAACTGTTAGATCATACAATAGATCAATTAAAGATATCGTATTTGATGTAGGACGTGTTGCAGGGCTTGGAATTGGAGGACTTGCTGCAATTAAGTATGGTAAACGTATACCTCTAAGTTGGGGTAATAAATTTACTCTGGGTGGTATAGCAGGTGCTTACTTAGGATCATTACCTTCTAACTTAATTAATAAGAATAACAAGAAAGCTAAACAACAATTAAAGAATATAGGATTAACTGTTGGTGGAATAGGTGGATTAGGATTAGCTACATTAGGTGGAATTAAAGGATATAAGTTTATTAAAGCCCGTAATACTAAATCATTAGTGTTATTTAATCCAAATGAATCATATCGTAATACTGTAGCTGCATTTAATATTAAAGCTAGAGAACAAGCTAGAACTGCACCTAAAGATTTAAATGAACTTAGAAGGAAATATCAATCGTTGTATAGTAATAGTGATTTACAATCAGCAGAGTTAAGTATTAATTTATATGGTATTAAATCTAAAATGAATAAATCACCAACTGCTAGTGATGTATTGAAGATGTATGATGAAACATTAACTCCTATAGCTAAACGAATAGTTATTGATAGTGAGCGTGTAGCAGCAGTTGAAGGTAAAGATGGATTAAGAGATACTATTTATAAAGCAGTTACTTTAAGTAAAGCAGAACGTAAATATTTTGCTGGTGTTGCTAAAATGAATGATCCGGCAGTTAGAGAAGCTGAACGTAAGGTACTTAAAAAATCATTAGATGCTTATGCTAAAGCTAATAATATTGACACAACTAGAGTTAATGGTAGTGTAGACTTAAATAAGATAATTAAGTCACTTAAAGAACGTGGTTTTACTGAATTAGATATTAAACAGATGATAGACAAACACAATAACATTAAATTGTAATTATGCAATATAAATTAGCTACGTTTGGAAGAGGTCGAGATAAACAGAAACGTAAATCCCGCATTAATCCATATCTACTTACTGCTGGAACGGCACTATTAGGAACTGGACTAATATTTGGAGCTAAGAAGTTAAGTTTAGCTAATGAATTTAAAGATATGAAAGTTGATACATCAAGTATTGATAGATTTAATAAAGATTTAAAAACTAAAGGTTCAAAGTTAGGTAATTCTTTAGCTGATCAAATTGTACCTGATATGCCTACAATTAAAGATCCACTTAAAGAACTTCAGAGAAATCAAGAATTATCTGCTCGTGGTAACTTATCTGCTCGTGGAGTTAAAGGTAAACAAGCTAAGTCAGATATAATTAAACGTAGACAAAGTGAATTAAGACAACAGTTCTATAAAGATAATTCTGGTTATGATTTTGATTTAAGGGTAGATCCTAGTAGTCAAACTGGAGTTAAACAAATATACAGAAACAGATTAAAGAACTTAATTATTAAACCTATTAAAGATTCTAAGTTATCTAAGTCTAGTAAACGTAAAGTATCTAAGGTTATTAATAACTTAGTAACTAAGGTTAGAAGTAATAGACCTATGACTATGGCAGATTATTCATTCAGTTAAACTATTATGATAAGTAACTTTGCAAGACGTGTTGGTGATAAAGATAAAAAGAAAAGAAAAAGTAAATCATTAATAGATGGAATTAGTGCTATTGGTGCTGGACTTGGTGGTGGATTAAATTATTACTTAGCTAAACGTAGACAAAAACAAGCACTTAACTCTAAATAAATTATGTACATTTTATCTGACTATTCATTATCAACATTTGCAAGACGATTAGGTTCTAAAGATAAGAAGAAGAGAGAACGTCCTAGTATTAGACGTGGTATGTTAACTGGTGCTAAATGGGGTGCTGGTCTTGGAGTTGGGTTAACTGGTTTAAGTATTGCTTCTGCATTAGCTCGTAAAGATGGTAGACAAGCTATGAGAGCAGCATTAAAAGCACAAGGTCGTAATCCTAGTCTTAGAAAAAATGCAGGTATGTTAGCTGGAGGTGCAGGATTAATTGCTGGAGCAAACGCACTAACTGGAGGTATTCAAGGTGGACTTATTGGAGGTGGAGTTAATGCGATTAGAAAATACCAATACGATAGGGATAACGCTAGATATTTTATGCAATACAAACTAGTTACATTTGGTAGAGGTAAGGATAAGAAACCTCGTAATAAAAGACGTGAGTTACTAACAGTTGGTGGATCTACTTTAGTTGGAAGTGGTTTAGGTTATGGTGCTTATAAATATGGATACAAACCTAAAATAAATAAACGTATTAAAACGTTAAATGATTTTGTAGATGAACAACGTAACGTATTAAAGAACCTAGATCGTGTAGAACTTGAAGGTGGTGGTTCTAATTATAAACTTAGAGATAGTATAGCTAAGAATATAGATGACACTAAAGATTTAATTAAAGGTGTAAAAGGAAGTAAGTTAAGTGGAAAGATAGGTTTAACTTTAAGTGGCGGTTTATTAGGAGCTACGTTAGCAGCTAGATATTACAATAATAAAAATAAAACTAAATGAAACAAGTTAAAGTAAAACAATCAGTTCGTAAAGGTAAGTTAGTACGTGGTTATAATCGTGTACTAACTAAAGTAACGGATAAGTTATTTAAGAGAGATAAGGATGGTAAGAAGAAGTTAACCAATCTTAGTAAAGGATTAATAGGCGCGACTTCTATAGCAGGTTTATTAACTGCATTTAAATATCGTCGCAACATAGCTCAGTTAAGTGAGAAGATTGTAAATAAGGTTAGTCCAACTGTTAAGCGCGTATTTAATAAAACTGCTAAAACTATAAGTCAACCTATCACTAATACAACTGGTGATATTATGGCAGCTAGTGTAACTGGTGGAGCTATGACTAGAGACGCTAGACGTAAATACATACGCGAATTAGATAACTTACCAAGTGAAGCAGTTAATATACAACCGTTTACTAAACGTGAAGATAGTTTAATTACTAGACGTATTAAACGTAATGATGCAACACTTAATAAACGAGTTAATAATGCACGTGGTAAACTAACTTCAGTTAACTATAATTCAGATAATGATCTATATTTAGCTATCAAGACTAATAAAGACTTTAGTTATAAGGGAGCTAGTAATATTGAAGATAGACGTGCAACTCGTAAAGCATTAGCTAAGAAACTTAAACAACAGTTAGGAGTTAATCCAGGAACTCCAAATCCAGCAACTCCAGTTAAACGTAAACGTGGTAGACCTAGAAAAGATAGGAGTAATCAATGAAGAAACGAGTTAAAGTTAAATCATTTACACGTAAAGGTAGAATAGTTAAAGCTTATGATAGATTGCAAGATGATAAGAAGTTACAACAATATAAGAATATAATTAAAGGTGTTAGTTTAATTGGTGGTAGTTTTGCTGCAATTAAAAATGCAGATAAGTTATATAAGTTATTTAGGTTAGCTAAAATACAATCTAAAGTAAACAAGATAAATATTAAGCCGTTAAATGTAGCTAATGTTAAATCACCAATAGAGAAGTTAAATATACTAAACACCTTTAAAATATTTAAAGGTGAATCAACTAACACTATTAAACTAGTAACTAAAGATGGAGTTAATTACATCTATAAAGAAGGTAGAGATAACTTAGATTCTAATATATTAAGTAATTTAAGTATAGGAAGTTATCCTCATGGTAATGAACAAGCTACAGAAGCACTAATATCATCTATTGGAAACAAACTTAAAATACCTGTACAAGAAACTGAAATTATAGCAGCGAATCAGATATTTTATGGTAAAAAAGCTGGTTTACCTGGAAGTCTACATAAGATAGTTGACGGTGTACCAGCATCTGAATTATTTAAAGACATGAATTTTGTTGTAGCTAATCCAGTATCTAAATCTAAATACTCTAAGGTAATTGATAATATATTACTAAATAAAGATACTGCTAAAATCGGCGCACTTGATATATTTGTTGGTAATGCTGATAGAAATGCTGGTAACTTATTTTATAACATTAGTAATGGAGCATTCACAGCAATAGATAACGGTAGTGCATATACATTACCGTTTGATTATGATTCATTAACTAAGATAATTAAAAGTAAATCGCGCAAACTAAATGAAACTAAACGACGTAATCTAAATCAATTAAGAGATACATTAACTGAGTTACATAACAATTACACGCCAGAACAACTTGTTAATGAATACGATAGAAATTTCCTTAAAGCTCTAGATGGTGTAGATGATGATGTATTTAAACAAGCATTAAAATCGCGCGATTCTAGAATTAAGAATATCTATTATAATCACGCCAAGTCTAAAGAGTTTCTAGATTATTTAAATACTATTTAGATCGCCGCGATTCATCAATAGCCATTTTGAGTCTATTTTTAGCCTTATTAAGTTCTTGTACAGCAGAATCCATCGCTTGTTTTTTCTTACTTTCTGGAATTTTCGTATTAAATCGAAGTTGTTTTAATTTACGTTGTCTATCTTTAATGTGAGCAATTTCATCAGCTACATTAATTGGAGCTTTATTAACCTTCCTTATTTGTAATGGTTCATAACCAATAAACTGTTTTACTTGGTTAACAATATTCTTATCATCAACATACTCCGATATAGTGTGTTGATTTTTTCCTTTAATCCATTTAATGTCAGGGTAAGGAAAATACTTTGATGTTAAATCCCAATCATCTTTACTTCCAAAACTAAGTGTATTACCGGGGTTAACTTTATTTATGCCTAAGTAAGTACCAGCATAGTTAATTTGTTTAACTTTACTAACGTTACCTCCCATTTCTTTAAAGATATTAATAGCTTCAGAATTAATAAAACTACCAGAACTAAATCCATGTAAAACTAAATCTTTATCGGGATATGTTTTAGCGTAAGAATACATATCAGCCGCTAACTCTCTAGCTGTTGGATTATAACCATCTTTAATAAATGGTTTAGCCCATGCAATAGATCCATTCTTTAATAACTCTAATTTATTCTTATAGTTTCTACCTAGATACTTCACACTACTATTAGATGTGTTAACTGGTATTATGTGTTCTTGCGTTTTATCAAATAAGTTTCGTACTTTATGTGCAAAGCTAATTGATTGACGTGCTTCTAGATTACTTGCATTAAATCCACCTGTTGTAAAGTGAACTCGTTTTACTTTATCTGATAGTTTAACAGGTGTTATATTATTAGCTAATTTAAATGCTTCTTTAGCTGATGTTTTATATCCATTAATATAACGTCGTTTTAGTAATAGGTAACTAGCAGCAGTTAGTCCAAGTGTACTTGCAGTAACTATAGTTGCTTTAACTAATGCACTGTCTTGTTTACGTTGGTACTGTTTAACTAGTTTACCTTTCCTTACATACGATTTAACTTTAACGTCTTGTTTAACCATTAGATGTCACTTAGAAAATAGATTATTTTTTTATTTAATGCTCGACTAAAGTTGCCTAGTCTATCTGCTGCTACAGAATACTTACCTGTCTCTATCTTACTTAATACACTTCTCTGCATAAATAGTTCCTTAGCTAACTGTTCCTGAGTTAAATTAGCTTCTTGTCTAGCTCGTTTAATTTTGTTACCGATTAACTTACGTTTATCTATCATGTGCTTATTAAGAACAATAACCCACTATGTCTATTATATTCACTATTATGAAACATATAGAGCTAGTAGGAGTTAAATCACAATAAACAAGTATGAATAAATTAGCTTATTTTTCAGCTTCTAATTTAGAAACAATAAGTGAGTCACCTAATAAGGTAATTAAGAAAGGATTAGTCCTAATTGAAGGTACTCATGTTGACTCTAAGAAGAGAACACATACATTTAGTCCAGCTAGAATACGTGAGATAGTTAGTAACTCTAATGCGTTATTTGCTAAGACTCGCATTCCAGTATTGATGGATCATAAGAAGGAGCAATCTAGTGTTATTGGAGATGTAGAATCTCAATTTCAATGCACTACTATTAATGAAGATAATTTTCCTGGTGCTGATGATAAGGGATTAACTGGTAAGTTAGGTATCTTTGTTAATCAAATCGCAATTAAAAGTGGTGAAGCAATACGTCAGTTAAATGAAGGATTATTAAACACACTTAGTCCTGGCATTGATGTAGTAAGTAATGCAATACGTGAAATTAGTGCAACACCTAATCCCGCCATTGCTAATCTAAGTCTATTTAAACGTGCTGAATTTGAATCAGATGCACTTACATTTGACGACTTAGAGAACAGTGATGATATGTTAGATAAGATTCGTAATCAATACGAAGATTTAACTAATAAGTTATGGGAACTAACTGAAACTATTCAGACTATTGATGAACAAGCACTTAACGGTCAGAGTCGTGAAGAAGTACAGTATCAAGCTATTAATGATTTCGCCACTCGTTTTCTTACGTTGATTGGATCTGGTGAGGAAGAACAAGATCCTATGATGCAGGAAGCTAATGGTGGATCTTATCCGAACCAAGTGCAAGGTTATCAAGCTCAAGGTCAACAACAGAATTGGGGTATGCCTCCTAATGATCCTAACGCTCGTTATGCTAGTGGATTACCTATTGCAGCATTTAGTATGGCTGAGATGGAAGCAGTTAATCGTGCTGAGTTCGGGTTGCTCCGCGAAAGCATTGATGGTGTTAAGAATTTAGGTAAACGTGTTATTAATCGCGTTAGTAAAGATGCAGATGATGTTAAACAATCATTTGTTAATAAAGTTGCACAGCAGAAACAAGTTAAAGCTGGAAGATTACGTAAATACGGATCTGCAACTTATCAAGCTGGTAAAACTGCATTGAAGACTAAAACTGGTAAAGGTTTAGCTATCGGTACTGGTGCATTAGTTGGAACTGGATTAGCTGTTGGAGCATACCGCGGATTAAGTGGTAAGAAACAAACTGTAATAAATAACTATAACTAACGTCTATGAATTATACAAATCGTCCTATTGCTGCCTATACGATGGCAGAATTTGAATCATTAACTAGCGACAACGCTGATTTTGCTAGAGGTAGAGGTAAGGATAAGAAGAAACGTAAATCTCGTGCTGGTTTATATGCTGGTATTGGTGCTGGTGCAGTTGGATTAGGCGGACTTGGAGCTGCTGGTATGAGATATGGTAAACCAGAATATGATATGCGTAAAGCACAAAAGAATTTTGATGCTAAAGGTTATTTAGCTGCTCGTGGTGGAGCTAAAGGTCAATTTGATAGAGATGTTCAATCACTTAAAGATATGGGTGATAGAGTTAAGAACTACGATTATAAAGGCGCACCTGGACGAGCATTTGATGGTATTAAAGGTGCTGCTGGTAAAGCTGGTAAGTTTGCTAGTCTACGTGGACAACAAGCTGCTGCGTTAGCTACATCTGCTCCTGGATTAGCAGTATTAGGTGCTGGATTGACTGCTGGTGCTGGTTATGGTATTTACAAAGCTATGAAGAAAGGTAAGAAAAAATAATGCAGTTATTATCTGACTACCGAATAGCTGATTTCGCTAGGACTCCTGGTAGTAAGGATAAGAAACCTCGCAAGTTTAGCTTACGTAAATTAGGTAGAGCTACATTAACTAGTGAAGCTGCTAGTGGTGCAGCTAATGGAGCGCAAATCGGTGGAGTCTTAGGTTTAATATCTAGTAACCCTAAAAATACATTTCGTAGAACATTAAGAGGTAGTGCTGCTGGATTAGCCATTGGTACAGGACTCGGTATAAGACACGCATATAAACAACAAAACAAATAACTAAGACGTATTATGAACGAAGCTATTGAATATCACAATCAACTATTTGCGGATTTAGTTGAGAATCTACAAAATGCAGTTGCCGCTGGTGTGATGTTGAAGGACGAATATAAGCAACACATGACTCAAGCATATCTCGACCTACAAGAACGCATTGCTGCTGAATTAGAAATTGATGAAGAAGATATCTATGATGTAGTTGGTGAAGCTGCTTACTCTACTGGTGATGAAGTTGCCGAATTTAGTGTAGGTAGTGAATATGGTGCAGCGTTACTTGAACTTGGCGAAGCTGCTGGTTATGATGACATTGAGGAATATCTAATTGATCTCAGTGATGCTCTAGAATGTAATCCTGATGTATTACTTGGTATCATTGAAGGTGAAATTGCTCCTACTGATAATCTCTCATTAGCACTATCTGAAGTTCTCGGACTTGATGAAGCTACTGAAAATCAACTATTAGTTATGGGTATTGAAAGTCGTGGTGAAGACATCAATGATTACTTAGATACGAATGAAGAATTAGATGAAGAAGACCAGGAAGCTGACTATGCTACATACCAGAACAGTGAGTTCGCCGAATTTAAACGCAACACTGAGATTAAAGAAGCTCTAGCTGATGTAGCTGAACGTGCTTACGCTCTTGTAGAAGCTGGTAAGATGACTCCATTTGCAGTTCAATCTCTACTGGGTAACTTCAGTGCTAATGAACGTATCGCGGCATTTAGTACCGTGTGTGCTGAGAACGAAGTTGATCCTGCAACTCAACTCTATGCAATGAATACTGTACTTGAAATCTTCGACCGTATGCCAGCTATGGAAATGGGATTCTTCGCTGAGGAAGTTCTTGATGAAGAAGAATTAGATGAAGAAGCTGATTTGAGTTCTATTGCTGCTAACTACATTAAAAAATATCGTTCATAAACTATGCCTTATTTCAATCAATCTCAAACGTTTCTAGTTGATCCTGCCATTCTCGCATTCAGTGATGGTAATCATCCTAATGTGTCGGCAACTGTGCAGAATACTTACATTAGTCTTAATACTGAAGCTCGCAAACAAGTTCCTGCTGGACTATTTGTTGCTCAAGTAGGTAACGTACTGCGCTTCCTACCTCGTACTAAGTTAACTGCTGTAACTGCTACTGGTGCTGCAACTGTAACTGCATCTCCAACTAATATCTTTGTTGCTGGTGATGTATTAACTGTAGTTGAACCATATTCTACGCTAACTATCACTACTGTAACTGCTGCTCAAACTGTAACTGTTACTGTAGAAGGTTTAACTGCAACTGCAACTGCAACAACTAACAATACTACAACTACTGCTAGTGAAGTTGCTACTGCTATTAATGCTACTGCTGGATTATCTGATTTAGTTCGTGCAGCATCTATTACTAACAAGGTATTTATCTTTGCAGTTGATGGACTTACTAACCGCGCCATTACAACTGCTGGTACTGTAACTAGTGCTGCATTATCTAGTGCAACTCTAGTTCCTAATGCAACTGCTGTTGGTACTATTGCATTTATTGATTACACAACTGGTGTTATTACATTAACTGGTAACGCAAGTGTAGCTCTACCTATTGGTACTAATATCGGTGTTAGAGTTAATGCAATTGTAGGACTTCATGTTCATGCAGTTGATTATACTGTTGCAACAGCTAAGGATCTAGCTCTCTATACTATTGCTAATGGTGTTCGTATCCAGTATCTACCATACTTCGATGGTGATATTGCTAGACGATTCCCTAGCATCAATTTCGCTTACAAATTCTAACTAACCGGGCGTTAATGACGTATGTTAATGATGTATGTTATCGCGCCCACTATCCTACTTTTTTCTTACTATGGGTTCAGTTTCTAATTTTCTTACCGATAAGTTGCAAGCTAAAGTTGCCGAAACTCTAGTAGACGATACTATTGCTCGTCTGCGTCAGAGAACTAAACTTATTGATCAATTCATGCCTATTAAGACGTATGAGGACGATGAGTTCCTAGCATACGTAAGTGAACGTCTCACACCAGTTGCGAACTTTATTGCTCCTGGTGCTGAACCTCCAGTTATCTCTCATGGTGGTTTCCGTCGAGTAATCGGTGAACTAGCTAAGTTAGGTAATAGCTATTCATTCGATGAAGTAACTCAGAAACAGATGCGTAAGGCAATGGAAGAAGCTGCCTATAAACGCGCTAGTGTTATGACCATGAAGTTAACTGATAACTCCGTCATTAAGGGTACTAACGATATGCTCGTTAAGTATCTCTATGGTCACATTGAGGGGATCGTCCAATCTCATGCTGATAGACTTACTAGCATGGCTTGGCAAGTTGTTCAGACTGGTCAATTGAGTGTATCTGATGCAATTACTAAGGTTGCATGGACAATTGATTTCCGTCGTCCTGGTGCTAGTTATAACCACTTCCCTGATGCTCTTGTTGCTACTGGTAACACTGCATCTCCTAAGTTGAACAAGTGGACTGACTACGCTAATGCTGATGGTATCGCTAACTTAGAAGATGCTGTAACTACTTATGTCAATACTAATGGTTACAAGCCTGATCTCATCGTAATGAGTAATACTGCATTGCGTGATCTTCAGAAACAAGCATCTACTATTGCTCGTGCTAGACAATCAGTTGGATTTGCACAAGTAGGTTCTGTTAGCTTCCCAATGTTACAAGAGGTAATGGCTTCTAATAACCTACCTCCTATTAAGGATTATGATGAGTTCTATCAAGTAGATAATACCTACTCTGGTAATACTAATACTATTGATAGCTACATCAGTAATGCTCGATTCCTTAATGAGAATTGCTTCGTATTCCTCAAGGATGGAATGGGTGAGCAAGCTATTGGTACTCCTGAAGAACAGAAAGTTGTTAAAGATGGTGTATTAACAGGTACTGAATCTCCTGTAATGGTACGTGTTTATGAGAAGACAACTGTGCCTATCAACGATGTTTTGCAAGCGATTGAAACTTTTTGTAGTCGCCTATTTAAGTAATTAAGTAGTAAAAATTCGGTGAATTGCTGGAAACTCCAGAAGTGGACAATCAGCAGCCAAGCTTAACCAGGAATGGTTTTGAAGGTTCAACGACTAGGTTTCGAGTCCAGACCGGACAGTAACAAACCCACGAGTGCCGAACATCCCAAGTGGATGATGATATAGTCTGAACAGTAGATATAACACATGAAACTACTGATACGTAGGATAAAGAGCTTACGTGGTAACAAAATGATCAATGGTTTTACCAGTAATTTATTCTCCCAAGAATCTGTATGCTCAAGTAGTTAGATAATAATTCCCTATTTCTAACTAGACCGAGTTTAAGTTGTGGTATAATGATCTTATGACGTAAATGAGATTATTATGCCACAATTTATTTATTTGGTGACAAACTCAATTAATGATAAAAAATATGTTGGACAAACAAATAGGACAATTGAAAAGCGTTGGTCAGAACATATTAGAGCCGGTAATTATGTTGGAACTAAAAGTTTATTATCAAAAGCAATTAAGAAATATGGTGTAGATAAATTTAAAATTGAAATTATTAAAACTTTAGAAACAACAGATCAGTCAGAAATTGATAAAACTGAAGTTTATTTTATTAAAGAATATAATGCTTTAACACCTAACGGTTATAACGTATTAAATGGTGGTAAAGGTTGTTTTCTAACACCTGAAGGTAAAGAGTATTTAAAAAGAACGATGACGAGTCGTTGGCAGAATAAAAGTTATCGAGCTTCTATGTTAGGTAGCACTTTAATTTCTGCTAGATTAAAAAACAATACCTCTGAAGCTAAATTAAAACGAGGTAATAGTTTAGTTAGAAATCGTCGTTACTTAATAACTACACCAGATGGAATTGAGTATTGTACTTACGGTGTAACTCACTTACAACAACTAGATTTAGATGTAAGTAGTTTAATTAAAGTTGCTCGTAATAAGATGACTAATCATAAAGGTTATAAAGTTAAATCACTTAATGATGATTATGTAACTGTAGATAAAACATATTTAGATTACGTTAACAAATACGAATGTATTAGTTTAAATAAAGATAACTACAGTTTTTGTTCTTATGGTATTGATGCTATTAAAGAACAACTTAAATTAGATATATGTCAGAAGACAATATCACATCACATTAATAACGCTAATTTAATTAACGGTTATCAAGTTAGAGATATTAATGCAGAACCAATTATTAAACAATATCTACCAGATGCTGAACGCTTCATATTGACAACACCTGAAGGTGTTAGTTTCTGTCGTTACGGTATGGAAGATTTAACTGAAGAAACTGGATTAAATGCTAAAGCGGTGTACCCATTAATGAATCCAAATAGTCCTCGTTATGGTCGCAAAATTAACGGTTGGAGTTGTGTTAGAGCTAATGAATCAGAGGAAACAAGAGATAAGTTATTAGCTGATAAAGCTGCTAAGTTAGCTGAAGATAAGTTAATCAATGATGCTAAAAAGAGTTGGCAACAAGTAGTTAATAAACGTTACCTATTAACTAACTTAATAACTAATGAACAGTTATGTTGTTATGGATTAGTTCACCTTAAAGAATCACATGGTCTAGATGGTAGTTGTTTAATTAAAGTAATTAAGGGTAAAATTAAACATCACAAAAACTGGACGTGCATTAAGATAGAAAACTGACATTAACAGCGAAGCAAATAACACTTATAATGATGGTAGTAATTATCATCATTTTTATTATGGGTAGACGTATTGGTAGTAAGGATAAAGTTAAGAGAGAGAAACGCAATCAATTTGGTTTAACTAGAAGTGATCTAATTAATGAACGTAAGAAACAAGGAACTACGCAATAGCGGGATCTGCGGTAGGTGGGACAATTGGATATGGTGTAAGTAGAAAATTAACTAAAAGATTTGATGCAAATATTAAGTTAGCTCAAAATAATTTAGATGATGCAATTGCACGTAAACCTACTTTAATGAATGACGTTAGACTCAGTGCAATGAATGATGATGTAATAAATCAATATAAGAATGCTATTAATAAAACTAGAAATGCAACTAGATTACTTAAAGTTGCAACACCATTAGCAGGAGCAGCTATAGGAACTGGAATTACAATGGGTTACTTAGCTAATCAACGAGCAAAGAAACAACGTAATAGGCTCAAATAACATGGCACGTAAACTAGGTTCTAAAGACAAGAAGAAGCGTAAACTTAGATTAGTTAACATAGGTACAGTAGGTGGACTTGGTGCAATTGTAGGAAGTGGAGTTAATATGATTGGACTTAAATCATTAACTGAACAACGAAAACGTGAGTTAGGTGTAAGTAATTTAGACATAAGGGATAAACGACGTAAACTAACTGAACTTATTGCTAATGATTATCGTAATGATGTTAAATCAGGTAAACGTATTGTAGATGAAGCTAAGAAAGTAGCGGTACTTACATATCAAGCTAAACGAGATACGGGAGCTAAGATAAACGATGATGAGTTACGTGAAGTTATGGAACGTCCGAATAAGTTAATTGAGCAGTTTACTAAACAAGCTAAAGATAGAGGTAAATCGCAATCTAATGTTAGACGTACTATAACTAAACAACTTAAAAATGATGCTTATAACGCAAGTAATAAAATCATTAAATCACGTCTATTAGGAGGTGCTGCAATTGGAGCATTAGCAGCAGGTGGAAGTTATGCAGTTTATAAGAAGTTAACTAAACGTAAGAATAAATAACTCTATTTAACTTGTTTATATAACTTCTGCAATACTTTATCTCTACTAACATTTTTAACTTTAGATTCTCTAGTTCTAATTCTCTTTTGTAATGACTTACTTAACCTATACCATTTAGACTTAGGAATATACATGATAGATAACTTAAACAACTTTAACTATGATAACTCTAATCAATGATCTGGCTAACTTCGCACGAGGTAAAGGTGATAAGGATAAACGTAAGAGACAAGTTAAACGTGCTGGTAGATGGTGGACTCCTAATCAAGTAACTGCTGCAACTAGACCTGGTAAAAAGAATGCTGTATTAGCAAGTAAGAAAATAAATGGAGTTGTTAAATATAAACTACTTAACTTTGGTGACAGTACAATGAGTGATTGGACTAAACACAAGGATAAGAAGAGACGTTCAAATTACTTATCTCGTAGTGGTGGTATTAGAAATAAGAGTGGTGAATTAACTAAAAACGATAAGTTCTCAGCTAATTACTGGAGTAGGAAAATTAATTGGTAACTAATATGTTTCTAATATCAGATGTAACTACATTTAGTAAGAAAAAAGGTAAACGTAATAACTTATTACTTGGTGGCGCAATTCTCGGTACTGGTTTATTAGGAGTTGTAGGAGTTAAATCTTATCTTCGTAATGGTAAATTAGTTAGACAATATAATCGTAATCAGGTTGTTAAAAAGGTAACTGAACCTGTTGTTGAATCAACTAATAAAAGTAGTTTAGTAAATAATTTAATACAGAAAAATTATCCAACTGCATCACCCGAATTAGTTAAGAATATGCAGAATAATCCCTGGTATTTAGTTGGAGGTGAATTAGGTAAAAAAGCTAAACAATATAATATTAATATTGATGAAGCTATTGGGGTTCATACTTATATGGGAGGTGGTTATAAAGAGATAAATAATTATTTAAGAGATAAAGTTAAAAATCCTAACTTATATAATGATGAATTAGAACAGTTATCTAATAACGCTATAAGTGGTATAAATAAATTACAATCAATAGATGTTAATAAGATACCTAAGTTAGATAGATATATTAAACTTAATCCTGAAACAATTGATAATTATCAAGTTGGTAAAGATTATGTAACTCCACAAATAACAAGCACTACTGGATTACCGATTAATAAACAAGATATAAATGAAGCTGCTTTAGTCGCTAGTGATGCTAATGTAAAAATGGTATATAAACCTAAAGTTAATAGTACCGCTAAAAATCTAGGTGATGTTCATTTAATAGAGAAAAATGAATATGTTTATTTACCTGGTACTAAATTTAAAGTTAGTAGTAAGAAAAAAGAGATAGTTAATATTGGTGGTAAACCTAGAGTTATTAACGTTATCTACATGGATGAACTATGAACAACAACTACACTAAACCAACTCTAAGAGAACGCATTAAATCGAGTTATGAGAAGTAGTGGTATTTATTAACTATTAACTAACTTACGAAAACACATATCTAACATAGGAATCATTTCAACTTCATAAGCTGATGTATTAGGTCTATATCTACCTTTACCTAACTTAACGTTAATTTTAGTTGGATTATTACCTGTAGTTGTCTTATAAGTATCAGCAACTAAGTTAGCGAATCTGTGCATTGTAGATTTATCTGCAACAAAACCCTTACTCTTAATATAGTCACTTAAAATGACATATCCATTATGAGTTGTTAGTTCCGTAGTTACAGTTAACTCATTTAACATTACATCAAGATTAGGAAAGTTAGTTACTGTGGCATTTCTAAGTTGTTTATATTCTGTAGTTATATTAGATAATTCATCTACTTTATCGCTAAGTAACTTAAGTGAATTAAGTATGGCTTTATTATCATCATTAACAACAGCACCAGTTAAATCCTTAACCCAATTAACGAAACCATATTGAGCTAACTTACGATAAGTATTACGTGCAGTAACATTAGCAGCTTTAGATTCATACGAGTAATACTCAACAAACATAGTTACTGCAATTGAACTTACTATTTTTGCACCATTAATTCCTTCAACCCCCAGGTTAAAAGTCTTATCCCGTAAAGGTTCTAATGATTCTGGAACTGTTTTACCCCCAGCATCAGATAAGTTGTTAATAACCTCACGAATGGTACTTCTATCAACACCACATAATCGAGCCAATCCACTAATACTAACACCAGCATCCCGTCCATCTGGAGTAATGTAAAACTCAACATCATTAATAACAGAGGGTTGTACAATAATTTTATCTGACATGACTAATTCATCCTTAATTAACTACACTTGACTTAGATACAAACTAACTAACTATCTAAGTCACCTCATTATAACTGATAAATAGTTAAAATACATAACATTCTCCTTTTTTCTTACAAGTTAAACATTTCCAATTATAATTAAGTAAACTACATTAATTAATATGGCATTTAAATTACCATCATTTAATCTACTTAGAAAAGCTGCTTCTAAACGTGTTCCTGGTGTTGCAGGATCTAAAGTTGGATCACTTGGTAATAATAGAACTGGAGTTACTAAAACCTATGCAACTAGAGGTGCTGCACGTAAAGCTAATCAACTTGGACTATTAAGTAGACTTAAACCACGTCAACCTGTTAAACCACTTCAACCATCTCAACCTAAAGGACTTAGTAATCGAGCATTTGGAGCAAGTAGAACACCTAAAATTCGTGAATCATTTGGTAGTTACAACAAACGAGTTAAGTAATATGACAATAACTAAGCAACAACTTATAGATAAATACAATGAAGTTTATGCAGCAGATAATGGTGTTAATAAGACCTTCGTTGAATTAACTAAAGATGAGAAGGTAGAAGCATTACTACAATTCGTAACTGCTATTAGTGGTGGATCTGGTGGTGACGCTAGTGCCACTAATCAAACAGCCGTTCAAGCTAATCCAGGAAGTGATGCAACAAAAGCAGTAGCAGTACAAGGTGTAACAGGGGGTAAATCTATTCCAGTTACAGGTACATTTTTCCAAAATATTCAACCTGTCAGCATGACTGCTGCACCTGCGGGATTAGCTTACGCATCCTCAACCACAATTACTCGCGCTGCTAACACCACAACTTATACTGCTTCTGCACCAAACTTTGATGTTTATGGCGGTCTATTCCAACTTCAAAATATAGGCGAAGCTGGTAAAGGTATATTCCTTTCTTATTTTGAAATATCTCTCAATCTATCTTCTGTACCAGCAGGTATGACTTCTTTTGCGGTACACTTATACCCTACAGCACCTACAAATATTGCAGATAATAGTATCTGGACAATTGGTTCTGACCCTGTTCTAGACCCTGTAGGTTTCAATGTACCTATGAGTTTAGCTAAAGGAGGGGGTAAGGTTGTTGGCGTTATTAGAGACTTAAATCAATTGTTTATTTTAACCAGTTCAAGTTTGTGGGGATATCTGGTTACTAACGGTGCAATTGTCCCGGCTGCTAACTCAGAAACAGGGACTATACGTGCTAGGAGTTTTGCACCATGAGAACTTCTACTAGAATGGTGGTGTTGGGTGGTTTTAAATGTGTTCTTGATTTAATTTTTGCTATAGCCTCTGTCGCTTATGGATTAAGACAGCTTTCCAGGTTTTGGACTGGTGCAGCTATAAGAGTAATGAGAACTAGTGATAACTCAGAATTAGATATAGGTTTTATTGGAGAGGATTTAGATGTAGTTACATTATTAGCATTTGTCGGTTCGGACAACGGTGAGATTGTTATCTGGTATGACCAATCTGGCAATGGTCGTCATGCAGTTTCAATTACGGGATCGCGGCCGCGCATTGTTAGCAATGGCGTTTTACAAACGGAAGGCGGAAAGCCTGCCATCTTGTTCGATGGCGTGGATGATTATTTAGCTGCCCCTTCTCCGCTTATTGACACAACGCACAGTCTGTTTGTTTTATTCACACCAAAGATTGAAAATGAATTTGGGACTGTTTTTGGGCAGTGGTCTTCTGGACAAATTGGCCGTTTTTACTTAATTGCAAACCAAATTTCAAGTGGAGCTGCGTCGGCTGGGTTTTTGAACTTAGCCAACACTACAGCGACGGGAGGCGGAGGAGGCAGTGGTTTCGCCGCAGAAGTTGCTATTTCAAATACACCCACTTTAATCACATCTATATCAAGCACCGGAAGCGAGCAGTGGAAACTGTTTAAGAACGGCACGGAATGGGATAGCGCAACAATTACGAGCGTCTATACGGGGGTCAATAGCGCGATAGGCTCGTTGAATGGAACTGGATCATTGCTCCCATTCGACGGCACTGTATCAGAATTGATTTCGTTCCCATCGGCACTCTCCACCACCGACCGCCAAACGCTTGAGCGCAATCAGGGTAAGTACTACAGCATCACAGTAGCTTGAGGAAAATCATATTAGTGGATAATTAAAAACCATGACAAAACAACAATGGCTGCTTTCTCAAATTGAACAATTCCCTGAACTATCTCCCAGGGAATTAACTTCATACCTCAACGATAAAGTATTAGTAGATAATCCAGTGCCAATAGGACAAGTATCTGTGACAACTACCTTAGAGGAAGTATCTGCGGTGGTTGCTGACAATGAAGTATTAGCTATAGCTGAGAGTCCAGTCTATTTAAGGATATTAGATGCTATTGTCCAAAAAAGACCTGATTGGATTATTGGAAATTTAACTACTTTAAAACGTGGGGGTAAACTAACCCAAGCTCACTTTGATGCCATCATAGCGTTACTTCAAAGGACTCAACCAGACCCTAGCTATCAAGAGCAAATATTGATAAGCCCTGCCGAGTTGGCAGGATATGGGGCTATTTTAGTTGGTGATGTTGAGGAATTAATTTAATGTTATTATTAACTTAACCAATTACCGTAACAACTATGTCTATCTCATCTTCATTCAACCGTGAGAAACTAAATCCTACATTATCTAAAGCATTATCATTTACTGGTGCTATTGCTCAAGGTACAAATGAATTTATTGTTGATATTAACTTAACTATTACTAAGGATGATACAACTACAGTAGTTAAAACTGTTCAACGTATTGTTATTCCACTTAATATTCTCAATAACACATTAACTGTTATTCCTAAACAATATGTATTTCCAGGTAGTGCCACTACTTATTCTAGTGGTGGTACAACTCCATTATTAAGTGCTGGCACTATTGGTAATATAATTGATTTAAATACATTCTTAACTCAAGCTGGTGATACACCAGAAAACTCATGAACTTAACAACTAAAGTAACTTTAATTCAACAATACATGGATCGTAATGGTAACATCTATCCAGCTAACTTACCTTATCTCTATGGTCAGTTACCAGAAGACATTAGAGATAATGGTGCTTATGTTAAATCACTTGAAACAGTTGAGATTACATTAGAACCATATCAAATGATTAACGTAGATGAAATAGATGCTGGTACTGCTAATCGTCCAGAGAGAGTTAAGAAGCAAGTAGTTAAACAACGTGACTTAATTGAGACAACTGAAATAACTAAGGTGTAATATGTTCCTAATGACAGATATCAATAGGAGTGCTGTCATTAGAACAGCTAACTTCAAACGCGGTCGAGATAAAGTTAAGCGTAAGAAAAAAAAGGGAATCAACTACAAAGAAACTAAAGATACAGTTAAAGTAGGTCAAAAGTTAGCATCAACTGGGACTAATATAAGTCGTGAACTTCGTGGTTGGCTCAAATTAGTAAATCGCACGAAAGATGACCTTCGACGACTTAATTTCCTCAGAGCAGCTAGAAAAATAGCTAAAGGTGAATAAATGACCTATACACCTATCTACTGCAATAAGGAATCAATCGGGCGCAAATTGAAGGCGCGACTTAATATCAAACCAAGTCAATATCAATCTGCACCATATAGTAGTCTACCTAGTAATGAAGTTGATGATGTTCTGGTTGATGAAGTTATCGAACAACAAGAGGAGTTCCTTAACTTAATACTCAATCAGATATATGAGTTACCGCTAATCAATAATCACTCAATACTAACTACTATTGTTGATGATCTAGTAATAGCGGAGTTACTGCGTATCCACTTCATAGGAACTGGAATGGCGCAACTAGGTGGTGATGTGGCGGGAACTAGTACAGATACTAAGTTACACGCATACAGTCTACTGGCGATGTTAACTACTGGTCATAACATATACATTCCCGGTATGCCTCTAGTAGCAACTAATGTTGGAGTTGCACAACCTCAACCAATTAGATTAACAGGTGAAGTTAATAGAAGTAGTTATGACGATACTATAACTCGACTTGAAGTGTACGTTACAACTAGACCTAAGTTAGCAGCACTTCGTGATGTTGAGTTTATTAATGAAACAGGTAAAGGAGATATATACTGGTGAAGATAAACAGTGATAAGTTAACTGAGTTAAGTAATCAATTTAAAACGATGAGAGATTACACAGTTGGAGATCGTGATATTGCGCCACTTATATTAGATGAAGTTAGTTATCCAATTAAACTTAGAGTTAATCAAGGTATTCCTAACGTAGCGAAGTTATCTAGACCTACTACTAAATACGAAGAGTTAATTAAGTCTATAGTTAAGGTGTTGCTGAAACCATGATTAATGAAGATTACTTAACTGGACATATAGCTAACTATCTTAAACGTGAACTTAATAGACGTGCTAATGACGAAGGATTAACTGTACCTATTATTAATAGCTATCGTTTATATGATGCGTTTAATGTACCTGTGCAAGACTTCCCACTAATTAAAGTATTTAGAACTAGTTCACAATACACTGTTAGTAATAAACGACTTAGCTCTATTCAAGTTCACTATTCATTAGTGTTACCTAATCTAGAGGTATTATTACCTTATTTAAATTGGGTTGATTATAATATTAATGAGGTACTTAGTTTTGCATTACATGATATAACTGTATTTATAGAACCAACTTCTAAACGTTGCGAATACAGAACATTAATGAATGAGTTAGGAACTCCTATTTATAGTTTCCTCCGTTTCTCCTTCAACGTAACAGAAGGTCAACCTACTATTTGTTAAGGCTACAATTATGACAATCGGTAAATTATACGACACTATTAAAGGCGTTGCTAATTTAAAGTTAACTCGTCTATCTGATGGTGCATTATTACATCTACCTACTCCAACTGGATTTGTAATTGATAACGGTATTGAAGAAAAGATTCAAACAACTCAAAATAACCAGGGTGAAATGACTCGTTCTGGTAGTTACATTACTGGACGTATGCCAGTTCTGCGAGTTGTCTATTCCTATATGCAACCAGAGATCCTGCAATTTAAAATTGGCAATCAATTTGATGCTAAGACTGGCACATTAGATGTAGTTAAGAGTTATCAAGTAACTCAGAATAACTATGCGGCAGTTACAACTGGTTTTCTAGGTTATGGTGTTGCACTTAACGCTCCTAGTAAAGCATCTGTTCAACGTAATAATCTCTCAGTTCAATTAACTCAAGTTAGTATTGCGAGTTTTAGTGCAACTACAGATGATACATTTGCAGTTGGAGCATCTCTCAATGTTAAGTTCTCTAATAATCTCGTTACCGCAAATGAAACAGTTAGTTTAACTACAACTGAAACATTTACTGGAACTGGTATTAGTGATAACGTAGTTGGCGCACATAAAGTTAGTGCATTACTAATTACGAAGGCTAATAAAGTAATTCACTTTAAATGTGATAACGTAACACCTAGTTACACGGGATCTACACTTGATCCGAAGGCAGATGCAATTGAAATACCATTCTTCATTAATGATGTTCCAGGTGTCTGTTTCCCTTATGAATGGAATTATGTACCTATTCAAGTTGGTTGTAACTAATTAATGTAATAATAGTAGATGAATAATCTACTATTTAAATCTATGAATAACTTTGATATAACATACAGTGACGGAACTATAGATACAGTTAAGCGTGTAACTCGCACTAAGTTAAAGGACTTAATTGTACTACAACAGAAACTCCTCTACTTTTTTCTTACTCATAATGCTAATGTCGGGGCTTGTGTTGCTGATGATGCGTGTTGGAGTGTAATTGAAACTACATCTAAATTACTAGCAGTAGTTGGAGATGGAGCAGTCAAGTTAGAGTTACTTGAGGATAATTTAGAACAGTTAAGTAATATATTCTTCACTACATCTACACCTGAAGAAATAGCTCAATACACTAATATCGGTAAGATGATTGAAGCTGAAACATGGTACAAGCCATCTCTCATCAGTCAGTTACATCAACTTAATTATCGAGGAGATAGTGGTGAAGCAATAAAAAAAATGACACAGGAACAACCAGAAGTTCCTACGCTATAGATTTAGCGGCATTAATTGAGATATATGGTGGTGTTGAGAATGCACTACTACTAGTTAACTCACTAGATGATCTGGAGATACATGATCTGATTAATCAGACAACTGAGTTACGTAAAGATCCATCAGTTCGAGATGCTGAGGAAGTAGAAAGAGATTGGAATGATTATGTTATTAATAATGATCTAGATCAGGAGATAATCGTAGACGGTAAGAAAACAAGTATAAATCAATTAATGGGGTTCTAATGGATCAATATAATCAAGACGTTAACATTAACTTCCAAGGTGAAGATAATATAAGTGGAGTTATTGATAAAGTTAATGCTAAAGTTGGTCTATTACAGAACTCCGTAATGGCGGCTAATTTCGGGTTAGGTGCATTTGGTAAACAGTTATTTACTAACTCTGATAACTTAGCTAAGTTTACTAAGGTTCTTGGTACAACTGATGTTCTATTAAATAAGACATTTGCAGTAACTGGAGTAGTTAAAGTATTCTCAATACTAGGAACTGGTATTAATGATGCGAAAGCTAACTTAGATGGATTTAATGATGGATTGAAAGCAATGCAAGCTAGTGGACTTGATATTGGCATTATTACGCAATTCACGCAATTACAAGATGCAGTATTAGGAAGTCGTAATGCTCTAGATTCATTTAGTTTAACTGCATTAACTACATTTAATAGATTCAATAAAGTTAAATCAGAAGTAGCTACATTGTTTCCTGAGAATGATCCATTTATTAAGAATCTATCTACTAGTATTCAGAAACTAGTTAATGAGGATCTTAAAAATGCAGTAACTAGTATTGACGCATTAAAAGCTAGTTATGAAGCTGCGTCGTCTGGTTTTACTGAAGCTGCTGATAACCAAGCTGTAATGACAGCAGGACTTAAATTAGCTAAAGCTGGTGGTGCTGATACTGGAGCAACTATGAAGGTACTTGCTCAAACTATTAGTGCTTATAATCTGAGTGCTGGTGATGCAACTAAAGTTAGTGCAGTTCTAAATCAAACTGTACAATTAGGTGTAACTACAATACCAGAATTAAGTAATGGTTTTGCTCAAGCAGCAGTAACAGCTAACGCAGCTAAGATTAAATTGCAAGAGTTAGGTGCTGCTGTAGCAACATTAACATTAAAAGGTTTTGACACAAACAGTGCATTAACAGGTATTGAATCATTATCGCGCGTAATTATCAGCAAAACTCCTCAAGCTGCTGCTGCATTGCGAGAATTACGTGATGAAGGTGGTAAACCAATTAGATTTGACATCAGTGAAATTAAAGCAGATGGATTAACTAAATCATTACAGCGATTAAATATAGCAGCTAAAGGTAATGCTGAAGTATTACGTGAAATAATTCCTGAAGCTACTGCATATAATACTGCTCTAGCATTAATGTCTAATAACTCTGAGAAATTAGATGAATTTACTCAGAAGATGTTTGATGTTAGTAAAACAGGTGAAGTTGCACGTAAAGCATTAGATAGTGTATTTGGAATTAAATTAAATAACCAAGCTGAAACATTCGATGCAATTGTAAATAGAATAACTGAACAATTCATACAATTTGGTGAACAGTTAGCTCCATTCTTTGACACTGGAGTTAAAGCATTAGAAACGTTCACTAAAACATTATCTGGAATTAGTCCAGAAATGAAGAAGACTATAGCATCAATATTGCTAGGTCAATTAGCATTTAATAAAGTAACTGATACTATTGGTATTTTAGTTGGAACTGTAACTAAAG